TATCTTGTAAATATGCGAATTAATGGGTGGCAAAGATCCAATCGCTTTGGAATATTCTTTTCAAACGGAATACGAGCGATTGGGCCGGGTCAGACTGATCTAACTGATTACGAGCATATGGGTACATACTTAAATAACGATAGACTAAATTATGCTTTGCAGAGTGTTACTGTTCCAAAGAAAAGTTTTGATACAAACGATAGAATTATTGCTGGCCCTGTAAGAAAAATGCCGTACAACGCTGTTTTTGATGATGGTGTTGAAATGGTTTTTAATGTTGATCCAACATTTTACCAGTATAACTTTTTCAGAAGATGGCAGAATGTTATTGTGAATGAGGTAACACGAGAAGTATCCTACTACTCTGATTACGCACAGCGTCTTGATATGACAATTTTTATAATACCAAATTTCATTACCTCAATGGAGGAAGTTGTGTCTAAAGCAAATTCTGGTAAAATATTTGGAATGAAACTAACCGAACCGTATCCTAAGGCGGTTGCTATGGCACAGAACGCAAGAGAGCAAGACACAATTCAACAAATGACTGTAAGTCTTATGTTCAGAGAGTGTACAACACTAACAGACAATCCTCAACTTGGCGCAGAATATCACGCAATGGTGGAATCTATGTTTACTCCTGTGGATCAGAACAACAAGGCAATTAAGGGTCTGAATAATATTGTTAATTTTGGTATTAATTCTGCAGCGATGATACAAACAGCAACCCGATAAAAATCTGTATAAATAAGGTACAGAAAGAGGAATATTATTATGAGTCTACCAACACTTGCCACTCCAACATACACACTCGCCTTGCCGTCCAACGGAAAAAAGGTGGAATATCGTCCGTTCCTAGTTAAAGAAGAAAAACTTCTTATGCTTGCAAACGAGACTAAAGATCCAGAACAAATTGTAAAAACCATGAGGCAAATTGTTCTTAACTGCACATTTGAAAAGATCAATGTCAATGATCATCCAACATATGATATCGAGTACATTTTTATTAATCTGCGAGCTAGAAGTGTTGGCGAAAAGGTGGATGTTAAGGTTCGTGCATCCTCTGGTGAGTATGTTCCTGTGTCGGTAAACCTTAATGAAGTTGAAGTTCAGCGCACCGAAACACACACCAACAAAGTTAAAATCAGCGATAAGATGGGTATTATAATGAAAGCACCAACATTTGATAGTGTTACCTCATTGTCGGGACTGCAAAACAGAGAACCTAACACAGAAGATTTTGTAAAAATGGCGTGTACCTGTATTGAAAGCATTTATGATGAAACGCAAACCTACGATGCAAAAGATTACACTCCGCAAGAACTAATTGACTTTGTGGAAAACACTCCACAAAAAGTGTTACAGGATATGGTTGAATTTTTTAATACCTTGCCGTATATCGGTAAGCGGGTTTCGTTTGTGTGTCCTAAAACAGGCGAAACAGAAAGTATTATGTTACGAGGAACTCAAGATTTTTTTACATCTTGATGGGGCATGACACTCTTGGAAACATGTTGGAAACTAATTTTATGATGATGCACCATCACAAATACTCATTGTCCGATATTGAAAACTTACTGCCTTGGGAACGACAGATTTATATTGGAATGCTTGTTAATCAATTAAAAGAAGATAAACGACAGGCAGACGAAGAAGCGGCAAAGCATAGGTAATATTATGATAAAACATATTAACAACCAATACTACAATGCCACCGATTAACGATCCATCCCAACCTCAAAATAGCGGAGAGTTTACCCCACCACCAACAGCAAAACCTGTGGATAAGCCTGCACTTCCTAATGAAGAACTAAAGAAGTTGCGGGAATCTATAGGTATATTGGGAGACACGGTTAAAGAGGTTAAAGAGGACAATAGGAGTTGGTCGGAGAAAGAATACGAACAAGGACAAAAGCAAGTAACCCAGGCGGAACTTGCTGCCAAAGAACAGAAAATAAGAGACGATAAGGCCGCTGCGGAAGCAAAAAAACAAGCTGATAGAAACTCAAAACCAACAGTTCCACAACCCGAACTCAAAAGAGCAAACGCACTATCTGAACTCACAGGTTTAGGCCTTCAAAATCTGATTAAATCTAATAGTGGTTTGGGTGCTATTCTAGGCAAATCTGTCTCCGCAGAAAAGCAAATGCAAATGGAAATCATGCTTGCCAATGTAAGTGCCAAAGAGTCAATGAAAGAATTTGGAAGAGTATTATTTCCCACTTTTACGAAATACGGAAATAAGTTAGGTGATTACACCAAAGCAACAATGGAAAATAGTCCCACAGTAAAAGCTGTTGGCAGCATTTACAAAACAGGACAACTTCTTCTCTCTGAATCTGCAAGAACACTACACAAGTATGACAAAGAATCTGAAATTGCAATAATAAAGGCTGGACAGGAAGCGGCGGCAGCTGCCCGAAAAGATCCTGCGTATAAAGCAATATTGGACAGTATGAAGGGAACTGAAGCTTTAATTGTTAAATCGGCACACGGTGGCAAAGAGGCTCTCACCGCACTTCAAAACTTGTGGACTCAGCAAGATAAGCAATTAAATGAAACAAGAAAGAATGCAGAGCAATCTGCGAAAGATTCTAGTGAGTATAACACTGCGATAAATCAAATTAAATTGGCAGAAATGAAAATTGCCACAGACCAAAACAATGGTATTATAACATCCGAAGAGCAGTTAAAGCAAATAGAGGATATGAAAATTCAAGCAAAAGAGCATGTTGAAAGATCTATAGCAAAAGCAGAGGAACAACTAAGAAAAACTGATAAGTTTATGATGCTGTCTCGTGAAATTTCAGAAAAGGAAAGTAAGATACAACAAAGAGGATCTGCTCTTACAAAACTAAAAAACTCCGAGGACTACATGAAGATGGTAGCTGCCTTGAAGTCAATGGAAGCTCAAGATAAAGCTAGAGGCGAAGCTGGTATTGCATCAACAGAACAACAAACAAAAATATGGATGGACTTGAAAGAAAAACAAGAAGCACTGTTAAAAGAAGCAACACAATCTGATATAGCAATTTCAAAACTAGGAGAGACTCAACTAAAGGAGTTGCGTTCACAAACCAACTCTATGCAGGACTTTGTCCATGAAGCAAAAAAATCTGCGGAAAGAGATTCGGAAAAACAAAGAGAATCTGCAAGACCTACCAAAGAAAATTTGAAAAAGGATAAGGATGCCAAAGCAGCGGGAGGCCCTTCAGCAGGAATGAGTAAGGTGGAAGGAATTATTGCAATCATGCTTGCTATGCCTGTGTTTATATTCGCAATGAAAATGATGTCTGCTGGCGATCTTTTCAAAAGTTTAGTTGTTGTTGGACTCATTCTCGGAGCTTTATATTTAATGGCAAAGATTCCTGCCTCAAATATTGACAAATTAGCATTGGGTGTTGTTCTTTTCGGTGCCTCTCTTGTTGTACTGGCATTTGGTGCAGCAAAGATGGCGAGTATTGGTTTAGGTACATTGTTGAAAATTGGTGTTGCCCTATTAGGATTAACTCTAGCAGCAAAGGCTATGTCAAAAATACCAACAGCAAACCTGTTTAAATTAGCACTTGGACTTGTTTTGCTCAGTGGAGCTATTATTGTGCTGTCTTATGGAGTGAAAACATTTGCTGCTATTGGATGGGAAACTTTAGCAAAATTAGGTGCTGGTCTTGTTGGATTGGGTCTCGCAGGATTTCTTATGGGTAAATTTGCAGGTCAAATTATGATGGGTGCGCTTGCTATTGCAGTTTTAGGTGCGTCTCTTGTTGTGCTTGGATTTGGTGTTGGTATGTTTGAGAAAATTGGTTGGGATACAATGGCAAAAATGGGTGTAGCTATTGTGGCACTAGGTATTGCAGCTGCAATCATGGGAACAACTCCACTCAATATATTTATAGGAATAGGAACTGCTCTTCTTATCGGTCTTGGTGTTGCTGTGCTTTTGTTGGGTGCAGGATTAAATCTTGCAACTCCTGCCATAGAAGCATTCGGTAAAGTTATAGCAATAGTGATGGAAGGAACTGTTAAAATATTGGATAAATTTTTGGAGATGGGTCTGGCAGGGCCTCAAGTAGGTGTTGGATTAGCTGCGGCAGCTATTGGAATTGGTCTACTTGGAGCTGCTCTTCTTGCTTTTAGTACAATGGAAGCGGCAGGCGCAATAGTAGGAGCGGTAGGTGGAGCGATAAGCGGTGTATTAGGATGGTTTGGTGGTGGTGAAGCAAAAATGAATTCCATGCAAATGCTTGCAGCAATGACAGCATTTGGAGCAAGTGCGGAAAGTTTATCAGGAGGCGTTACTGCTATTGAATCTTTGGGTAATGCCCTAAGAAATTTTGCTGCAATTGATGGTGATATGCCAGCACTCAAGAAAATATTAGATTTCTTGAAAGAGTTTCAATCCCATGACAGCAGTTTGTTTGGTAGTATAATGAAAGTTGCAACCGCTATTGGTATTGTGAGTGGTGAGAAAACTTCCACCGCATCATACGAAGAGCCTGTTGCAGGAAAACCACAGACCGCAAAGAAGGCGGGAGCTGCCGTAAAACCCGCAACTGATACGGCACAAGATGAACGACCAGGAGACGCCATAGTTAAAGAGTTAATGGAAAAAAATGTGGTGGTGATGACTAAACTAGAAAAAAATCTAAAGGATATGGGTGGAGCAGCTGGATTTTCCACAGAGGATAGAAAAGAATTACGCAAAGGTGGAATGTCATCTCAGCAAATCAGTCGAGCAGAAGATTTAGCACAAGAGAAATACAAAAGTCAACAGACTCCTGAAATGATTAAAAAAACACAGGAGGATAAGGAACTGTTTAGAACAATGATGAACTCTAAGGGATCTGGTAGTGGTGGGGATATGAGTTCTGTGCGTACACAACAAACTCAAGATATGAAACAAAATGCGCCAGCACCTGCGTCATCGCAATCAACTACTGTAGTAAACAACACCTATAATACCACAACACCACCCGCATCTAGTGGGGGTGGTGGTGGTGGTACAACAATGATTCCAATGGTATTGTCTACAAACAACGAGAGTACGAGAAACGCAGTTCAGGTTGGTTTTAGACCTCCAGGATAATTAATCCTCTTCCGCTAACTTGCGGAAATAAGACAGTGTATCCTCACTATCATCATCGGATGTTGCCTTTGCAGGCGCAGTAGCAGCAGGTTTCTTGAACTTATCAGAGAAACTTTCCTTGGTTACAACAGTTTCCTCTGCACGACGAGCGCCAGATTTTGCTGAAGCAGTAAGTGTGGTTTCAAACTTCTCAACAAGTTCTTCATACGCCTTGAACTTATCAGGCGAAACAAGTTCACTCAACTTGTTTAAACTCTTCCACATCACTTCAAGTTTAGAATCGTCTCCGCCACATACAGCACTCTTGCCATCGAACTCACTTTTGTCATAGTTCGCGTAACCTGCAACAGTTTGAATCTTTAACTTGAAATTCTTGCCACTCCAAAAGTCAAACGGATTTACTGGTTCATCGCCAGGAAACTTTGGCTCCATGCAATCACTAATCTTATCAAAAATCTTCTTACCGTAACGGTACAAGAAAACCTTACCTTCGTTTTCACGATTGTTTGGATCACTTACCACCAAAATGTTACTGATATAGGACAATTTTCGCTTTCGTTGGCGAGCAACTTCCTTGTCTGATTCTACACCACTATTCCACAGTTCGGAATTTGCCTCGCATACAGGACACTTCTTGCCAAGAGTTGTTGGACAGTTTTCAATAAACCATCCACCACCCTTACCTTGAAACCCGTGATTAAACAAACGAACCCACGGAACATCTTCGCCTTCTGGTGCTGGCAAGAAACGCAAAACGGCAAAACCGTTTCCATCCTTGCCTCGTTCTGCTACCCAAAAACGATCATCCTTAAACGACTCTGTAGTTTTAGTAATCTTATCCATTTCACGAGACAATTTCTCAACCGAGTTCTTGCTCATGTTCTTCATATCTGAAAATCCAGCCATATAGTGTCCTTTCTGTTGTGTACTTAGTGTACGATGTATAGTATCAGTATATCAAGTGAATCGGAAAAATCAAGCGTTACTTGATAATTTCTTGAATTATTTTTTTAAACTCGTCTGCTCTGTTTTCAATTTTTAAAAACACATTGTATTTTTGTAGTGGTCTGCCGACTTCTTCCCATACAGGATCACCGTCTGTTACAATAGTCCATCTTTTTGTAAATCCTAACAGGTTGTCTAATATTAAAAATGTTTCAGGACATATTTTTTTCTGCAACAAGGAAGAGAATATAGGAGCGTATACTCCTGCTTCTGATTGGTTAAATATTTTTGAAAACTTTTCAAGATTTTCTCCTGATGCTTCCCATAATTTTTTAATTTCAGCACTCACTGTATAGGTTAATGACTGCACTCTTTTCATGCGGTGAATATGTACTGTGTGTGCTTCTTCGGAAAGCATATTACCAATCCACAATGCGCCGCCGCCCACATACTGAGACACCATAAATTCCAACAAATCTTCTTCATGATATTTCTTGCACAACTTTTCAAAAAAATATCTGTCTTTTCTAGTTTCAAAATTACGAACAGTAAGATTTAACTTTCCGTGCTTGTAATCAAACTTCTTACTATTAAAATGTGCCTTGAGTGAAACATACATTCGGTATGCTTCAAAAGGATTGCAATGACTCATAATGGTAGGGATGAATCTTTCTTTAAGATATTCATTCGCTGTCCTTCAATTTTTAATCTCTCACGGATGGGTTTGCTTATAAGTTTCACCGAAGTTTCAGGTTCTATTCCTAACTTCACACAAAGATCCACAATCACTTCTGCATATGTGGTGTCTTTTCTGCTGTGGTACAGTTCTTCTATTTGGCGGCAGAAATCGTTCTTCAAGTTTATAATTGAGCCCATAGTTATTCCTCACACGCAATCTGCGTCAATGTCTGACCTCTTTTTAAACCATTTGCAAATTCTTCATCACTGAAAACAAGAACAACTTCTTTGTCTTGCACCATGATACGAATAACATGCTTTCCTTCTGTGTCCACAGGTTCGGGAAACTGTGGGTCAATCGGATCGTTGTTTACATTCTTTGTGTTAAATAGTCTGCTGAACCATTTCATTGATTTTCTCCTGTAG